GGAATACCTGCGCCGCCTGCTATATGTTCTGCCTCTGTCCAACCATCGCATATTCTTGCAGAATAGCTCGATTGCGACTCTGAATCCATATACCAATTATTATCAGCAATACAAGACGATTGGTCTATGAATTGTGGGTCAGAACAACCAGAATCGTTCCATACATTATTTAAATCTAAACAAGTAGATTCTGTTGTCTCATTCCTAATACCCAAGTGGTTTTTACAAACTTCCGAAGTATAATCTGTCCAAACCGCTCCACTAGCAGAATTCTCACACCCTTCTTGGGTAGTGAAATATGTATTAGAACACTCACCGAAAGAAGTCCAAGTTTCTGTCGCATTAACACACAACACTTCGTCCGTGATTGTATTGTCTGAACACTCACCTAACGACCACACGTTATTATCGTATAAACAATCCGTCATGTTGTCTACTTTATCCCACGAATCTGTCCAAACCTGTTCGCCATATGAAGACGTCACGCACTGTGACGAGCTCCATATATTATTATCAACCAAACAATCGAACAGTGTTTCTGATTTTCCTGCTGTTGGGTCGGTCAACCAATTCGACCAATCGCTACAATATTTTAATACGATTGTATTATTCCCAGCAAGACAACTATCTTTATCAGAGAATTGATCGTCCGAACAAGATTCATAGTAATGGTCTTCAATACAACTAATTTCATCTGTCGATCTTGGGTTAGAACATACTGACGGGTCTTGCCATTCTTCTGCCACCCAAGTGTTATTTGTTTTCCAAAGGCTTGAATTTTTAGTTCCAAAACCATCAACTGGGTTAGAAATACAATACCCATAATCAAAATATGCGCCTGTGCCACCATCTGGGGAGAGGTCGTAGTTTATGCAATGTCCACTTTCTGCATAACATGCATCTTCTTTGGAATTCAATCCATAATTACCACTCCACGAATTATAATGAGATAAGTCAACTACGTCCCCATCATTATAACAAACTCCATCAACAATGCACGTCGATTTGTCTGTCCAAGTTGAATTTGTACACGACCCAGGAGCAACACACACATCTTCACTATAAATGCCCGCATTAGAACATTCGCCATAAGAATTTAAATCGTCATTTCTGGAATACCATTCGTTATGTTCTGCCTCACATATCGCAGGAGTCATCTTTTCCCAAATTCCACCATGAACATTGATGCATCTGCTCTCATTATACGGAAAATAGTTATATCCATCGGTTTCCGAACCAAGGTTTGTGGCACCATGACATAAACCATGAACATACCCTGCCTGGTTTACCCATGCGTCTGGTATATCGTTATTCATGGTACAATAATATTCCCCAGCCCTCATTACTGTACCATCTAATGCATTAGGTGTTGGTAATACTGGATTGAGTTGTGTTGTGATATTAACATTGTTTGATAAACAACTAGATTCGTCTTCAAATGAAGAGTCTGAACAAAAAGAAGTCGATACCGTTGTCCAAGTTCCTCCTCCGCCTTCACAACCTTCTTGCGAGTACCCTGTCCCATCAGAACACCCAGGAGACATCCAAAACATTGATTGTCCGGCATAAGCAGATATACAATCGTCTATGTTATCATATTGAGAATTGAAACATTCTCCAACACCATTATAACGAGGATCTTGAACTGAATCAACCCAATCTCCCCATAGAGGAGGTGTCATAATACCACCACATAATAAGTTTGCACCATGCATATGAGGAATTTCGAAATAATCTTCGTCCATTAATGCACGTGCTTCGGTATAATTAATTCCTCTAGCAGTGACTTCTTGACCATGTACAATTAGGTTTTTAATAACTTCATCGTTAAAGTAATGAGTGTGGAATGCTGAAATATTAACATTCATATCAGGCAATTCAAAACCTCTAGTCACCATTCCTTCAACTAATGGTGCAAAACCACCAACTCCACCATGAGCATGGAATCTTTGTCCACCATCGATAGCAAATGATTCAATTGGAACTGAATCGATAATATCACAAGCAAGACCGTAAACGTGTTGTACACTTGAATTTTCTCTATTCAATTCCCACGTTCTATATGACGTGTCAGGAGCATAATCTGCAACTGCAACAAACGATTCAATCCATTTAAGGATTGATTCCATACCTTGTGATACAAGTAATTCCCAAACACTACAACTAATCATTCCACCGTCTGTTGCGTTGTGAATACTATCGAAAATTTCTAATACGGCTGATGCGCCAGGTAATGTAGTAAATTCTAATACACGTAATTGTCGTGTAAATTCGAGCATTGTTGACTCTGGCCATGCATCTATGTAGTTTCGAATTTCATCGTTCATTGTAGAAATTACATACAACTTCTCTTCAATTCTATTACCAAGGAAGTATGGTTCTGGACTTTCTATAGATATTCTAAGGTGGTCTTCTGGGTGTGCTTGATGAACAACATCCTGCGTGAAACCCCACAACTCAGTAGGAACTAAACCAGTTGTACAATCAAGGTTCTTTAAGATTTCTACAACATAGTCATCATAACCTTTCTCCATGAATACACCGAAACCTTCATGAGCGTGTCCTAATGTACCATGTTGTTCGCTTTCATTATCCCATATGTCCATAGCGACATCGAGATATCCAAACATACCAATTAAATAACGAGAGAATTTCTCAGGTAGTTTAATATCCATTCCAACTGTAGATTGGAACATATATTCAGCAAATAATTTAAGTCCAACAGGGTGAACTAATTTCTTTAATACTTCACGGTATGCTTGAACAGGAACTTCTGAACGTACAACGTATGAGAAGTCTTGGTAGTAATCATTATCTTGTAATTTTCTATCAGATGAAAGGAAACCTCCGGAATCTAACCAATAACCATTTGGCAACCAAACTGATGTATTGACGTCTTCTAGTGAAATTAATACTTCACAATCAGCACGTGTCTCAGGTGCATTATCTGACATTCCAATCGACCAAGCAGTACCATTCACATGACAAGTTCCTGGTGCAACTATTCCATCAGATGTAATAGTCACTTTGGTTGGTATTTTTTCACTCGAGCCAACATCTTCCCAAACTTCTTCGTCGTGTAAGAAAGAACCTTCAACTTCTGTGATAAGAAGTTTTTCTCGTTCTGCCATTGTTAAAGATTCATCAATATCAACAAAAGCAGTAGCACCTGACGTTTGTCCTATAATTCTTTTGTTATAAAGTGTAGTTGGATCGAAAAGTTCAAAAGACTTATACACATCTATCTGTATAGAATCTGGCCCTATTTCATGTTCATTAATAAAATTTTGTTGATTTGGTCGAATGAATACACAAACGGTTGGATCAGATGGGTCACACAGTGTAAAAATGTTTTCTGGGTTATCTGGAACTTCTACGGCTGCAGCATATAACTCTTGCCATGAGTCATACAGACCAAAGGCTGGTAATTCCCACTCCGAGGAATCCAAATTGTAATAATTATTATCCCACGTTACACCATTATTGAAAGATACATCAAAATGATAAATATACCATGCCTTAGATATTACTTGGTGGTTTCTTATGACTAAATATTGTCCAGAATTACCATCTGGTGCATCTACATCCCAGTCCAACCAAGTCCAAGGCTGTGGCATAGCGGTTGGATTCTCTAAGATGAAGTCGATGAAATCTAATAATACTTGATCTGCCGTAGGTGAGGTATAATCAAGAACCAATGTTGGGTCTAGCCATTGATTCGTGGACTTAAGAAAAGCAATAGCGTCGTCAACTCTACTTTCGCCATTTGGTCCAAGCACATATCCTGTCCATGTTGCGCCATCAGCTATACAATCTACCTCATTATCAATGTTTTCTTGTGAGCAAAACGCATCTACCAAAATAGTGCCAGAGACGTCTAATATATGAAAACCTGCTTCAGTTTCTTGAGCAAACCATTCCACAACCTGAACGAGCTCAGCAGTCTTATAGAAATTTTTGCTATATCCAATATCGTATGCGTCTCCGTTTGACTCCGTCCAACCTGCGGTCTCTGAGTCAATACCGTTTAAGTGACCATATACTCCATACAGGATGAGCTCTCTAAGAAAATGAACGATATGTTCAGGCGAAGTATTATCCCAGTACTGTGTTTTATAGTTAGGGACAGTACCACCTCGGGTGATTGCGAAAGTAGATCCACCAATATACGGAATTTCAACACCATCAATTGTTAATACAAGTTGCTCATTGTCATAAATATTTTCGTCTGGCAGATCGTAATATATTGGGTAATCGATGCTAGTATCTGTGATAAAAACCCTATCAGTTGCAATGATTTCACTTTGTCCAGATATTACATTCCACGTTTCACCAGCTTCTGAACAATCTTCTTTACTGAGAAGACTTGCATCCGAGCAAAAATCTCTATCATTTCGAGCACCATCGACAAGAATCCACTTAGGTTCATACCAAACTGAACCAGATGCGGTCATTAAATATTGTTTAGGGTAAAGAACTTCAGCATCAGTATTGAAATCTCTTCTGAATAAGAAGTCAATTGCTTTGGTTGTTCCTTTTTCGCGATATGCAGGAAGGATGTTCTTTGTTAAGAATGCTTTATCCGTTGTAGGAACGGTTGGGTCAATTGAATTGCTTGGAATATTTCTTAGATATTGTTTCTCGAATTCGGGGATGAATAGATCCATCGCATGGTCGATATCCACGTTTTCAATAAGGTCAGTAATTTGTTTATACTCACCTAATTCTCCATTTACGCCAGTTTCCCTTTCAAGATATTCAAAATACTTTCTAAGAAATTCAATGAACTGAGGATGGTCTTCACGGACATAGTCCGGAACCATACGCTCAACAAATATTGAAAGGAACTTTGCTGGACTTTCAGTAAACTTACTGTTACTCATTATAACTCCGACCTATTAATTTGAGATTGTTTCTAATGTTACATTCGTACTATTTAGTACGAGTAAGTTATTCCTTAGTGTGGAAATATCATTAGACTTGGGTGTTGCATACAAACTAATAACTGTATTGATATCCAATACAGGATTAAATCCGTTCAACTCAATTATTCCGCTGTCATAATCAACGGTGCCTTGAGTTGTGCTTATAAATCCTTCAGAAATGATATCATAAAGTAAAATATTACCTTGTCCATCGTCTAATAGTGCCATTGAAGAACCGTCTACAGTAGAACCAAATACAGAAGATACAGCAGATCCAGGATTTATCTTATTGTTAAATTTGAAGATATAATTACCAACCGTGTTTGATGATTGAGTATAAAACTTTTTGTATATTTTCAAAGTCGTTAAACTGTTACTGATAGCAGAATCTGCAGCATCGATAGTTTGTGATAATTTAGAGAACCTTAAATTCACTTGAAATTGAGCAATCTCTTCTTGGAAGAACTCTTTAACATCTTCTATTACTACAGTTTGAACTTCACCTGAAGATAATGTTGTTTTTAGTGGGTTATATTTAACAGTTGTGTCAATATCAACATACGTGTATTCTGGTGTTACAATAATCGGAGTAATTGCAAGCATATTATACTTAGAAAGAACGTCATCTATTAAAGACGCTTTTGTCAAAGGTGACAATTCAAGACCGTGTTTAGGTTTGATTGATATAAACACAGCACCGTATTGCGGTGGATCATTGTCTTCACCACCCCACACTGATATTGAATCAATATTTGGGTATTTTTCAACAAGAATTGTTTTATAGTCTTCTGCTGTAACAGCACGGTTTTGTCTTTCGTATGACTTTGGTGCAGTTGTACGAATAGTTTCTATGTTTTCTTTTTCAGTACCAAGGGAAGAAATATTAATAGTCTCAATAGTGACTTTATTTGTATCGTATATTCCGTCAATAGCATTAGTCAATGCAAATACTTGATTTTGTACAGTTGATATATAATTTCCTGGTTCGCCATTAGTTGAAAGGTACATGACTTCAAGTTCATAACCATCTCTCGGTATTTTTCCAAAAATGTCGTTTCCAAAATAAAGCTCTGTTACAGAATCTAATCCTTCTTGAATAAAATATGTTAGAGAGCCTGGTAATAATTCAGATAAATTTTGATTATTTTCCCAATGAACTCCATTAACAGATAATGTTAGGGTTGCTCTGTCGCAACCAGAATCAGGAACAAAAAATTGTTGCTGGATATTAGAATCCCAAGTCCAAGTTAAAGATTTCATTGACCCTTGATATACTTTAATTTCACCTGAAAAATCACCAGTTTCATCAGGGAAAATATTAACAGTTTCTAATGTAACGAATTGTTGTGTTGTTCCATTTACGTTAGAAGAAAACATTGTTCCTTTATCAATAGGAATATATGAAGGATCTTGTCCTGTTGTGTCAAATGATAATTTAATAATTGCTTCTGATGCAGTGATTGATTTTGGGATATATCCAATAGTCTTGGCATGAGAAACAACAGAATTTCTTAATGTTGCGGTATCAAGAAACGACTCATTGATTGCCATGTTTGTGTAATATCCCATGTAATGAGTTGTGTATGCCATAACGTCAAGCATAACGGACATACCAGAACCTTCAAAATCATAGTCAGTAAAAGTATCTTGACCAGATAAAAAGGTTTTAATATTACCCTTAATTTTATCAAATTCCAAATCAGAAATATTTAATTGTTTATCGTTTTGTGCCATATCTCACCTTTTATCTTAATCTATTTAAAAAGAATTCAATTTCTACCATGTTTCCGCTAGAAACTGGTACATATGCTATTATTACATTATACCTATTCATTTCTTCCTCTGCCGTAATTTTTACATATTGCAAGGTAATTCTAGGTTCGTGTTGTTCTAATGCGTTTTCTATTTGTGCCTCTAGCATAATCCTAGTCGCAGAGCTCATTGGTTCAAATAACGAACTATAAATATTTGAACCGAAATCTGGGTTGAATACACGTTCCCCTCTTCTTGTCCTGATAATATTTATTATAGAACCTGTTAATGCCTCTTCGTCGTATCTACCAACTAAATCATTTGTATGAGGGTGTACGATTAGATCTAAATCAATGTCTTTATATCTTCTATTGACTTCTCTTCTTAACGGTTTCATTTAAAATCCTTTAGTTCTACTATTTTATATTTATACTAACCGTTCGTAATCACGTTGCCAGAACCCGTAGAATTTTGACTTCCGCAATCTATCGAATCTCCAATTCTTGCTAATGGTTTGCTGTTTACGAAAACTGTAGGACTACCTGCAGCTTGGGCTGCACCATGAGGAGGGCAAACAGCACAACCATGCGATTCCCATCCATCTCCTACTCTATGAGCACCTCGACTATTAATCAATACATTTCCTGATGCAGAGTTATTTGCACGACCACCATAACAACCGTGTCCTGTGCACATATCACCTAATCTGACCGATCCTGGCATTATAACCCCTTAAATGGTGCTGCCGATGGTAATACTGAACTCAATTCTACATTTTTTGCGTTAGCAATAGTTCCCAAAGACTTAATACTTTTCATAACTGATACACCAGAAGTTCCACCTTGACAATTCCAACTTCCACCATTTGCTACACACGACCTTGCATCTGAAGAATTTCCAGTTCCACCAACACACCTACAACTCTCAATCTTTGAAAAGTCACCAGTTTTTTGTGCCAGTTTAATTGCATCTGTTCCAGAATCAAACGATGATATTCTATTTTCAAATGCTGAGGTGTTAGTTGGTGATTGTACTTTAGCACCTGTAGAAACAATAGATGCTGATTTAGGGACGCTGAATGGAGTCTTTCCGTCACTAGGTCTAGAAGAAGAAGTGTTAGGTCTTGTTCTTCCCAGCGATGGAACAGAAGCAACACCAACGGTTCTATTTACAGACCTTGATACAGAATGCGGTTTTGGTGCTTTTGCGCCTGCAGGTAGTGAATTTGACGGAGTATCAGAACCAGAACCTGGAGGAGCTTCAGTTGCCATATCATTATCAATACCATTTACTACCGCATTCAAATCAATGTTTCCACCAGAAACTGTGGCTCCTGCAGCATCTACAGTTGTTTCTGAACTAAAAAATGAAGATATTGAACTTGTTATATCGTCTAATGATGGTAAATTAAGTTCTCCTGCTAAATCATAATTGTCCAGCCCGGAAGTTGGTGTGTAATTAGTTGTTGACCAAGAACCACCTTTTGCAACACAATCCGATTTATCATTCCAAATTGCAACACCTCTGCAACTATCTACACTATATGATTTTAAACTATCACTTGCTAAAAAAGATTCAAATTCTATTTTTTCTTTTATATCTTTAAAATTATTTAATGCAGGACTAAATGAATTTGCCCCTGCAACCAATCCAGCACTAATTGATTCTAACCCAGTGACAGAACCAGAACCGATATCGTCTACCCAGTCTGTTCCATTCCATATCATAGGAACTGTTGTGCCATTGGATTCGTCAGAGGAGAAGAAATCACCAGCAATATCACCAATGCTCGTTGCAATACCTCCAATATCAGTACCTAAATCACTAAAATAACTAGCGAAAGGTGTTACTACTCCAGGTGCTTGGGTGAATCCACCCACCAACGCAGTTGGTATTTTTGGTGCGAATAAATCTCCCAAATTAGTAATAGGGTTGTCGCTTGGTCCACCACCAATAATACCAGCATACAAACCAAGAATATCGTCCATAACTGGGGATGTTATTGAATCAAACATTCTATTATTATTAACTAAAGCACAAGGGTCGCCTGTTGCTAAGTTTGTGAACGCAGCCCATTGTGCTAATTTATTCAGAATCGCATTAAGAGATGCTAAGTCCTTGGCAACAAGTAAATTAAGGGCATCTTTCATTCCAGTACAAAAATCATTGAACGGATTAAGAAGTCCTTGCACAGCATCTAGATTTGTAATCATTTGTGCTAACTTTGCTGGGTTGGTAACATCTCGGATAATTTGTTGAACACGGAGTTGAATCTGTGGCAAATCTCCTCTACCTAATACATCGTCAAGTATTCCTTTTGATTCAAATAATGTTGCGAATCCCGCAGCACAGTCTATTTCATCTGAATATTGACCTAACGTATTTGCTAACTCACGACCTGCTTGCTGAATACCAGTATTTTTAATATAATCTTCAGTAGATGCTTGAATCAAGTCTTGAGCATAATTACCACACTCATCAAACGCATCAGATAAATTTTGAATCTCTTGCATTTGTTGATAGAATTGATTTCCATGACCAGGAAACCCTTGTTCTAATACAAATGGATCTAAATTAGCAGTCACGTTTAAACTTGTCGATGCGTTCTTCATGTTATCGACTGAAGTCATACCGCTGGACTTTAATAGATCAGGGACGGTTTCTAGAGCGTCATTAATATCAGTGAATAATGCCATTAGAATTCTCCTATGGGTTTAAGTGTATGATAGCACCCTTAATGGTATGATTCAATGCTGATTCATCCATCTTGGTGCCGACCGTCATAATTGTAGTATTACCCATCACATTCATATTATAATTCCCAGCGACCTCAACGTTCATGTCACCCCCTACTTCTAAGTTGTAGTCTTCTTTAACTTGCATATGACAACCGCCTTCGATTGTTACATATAAATCTCCACCAAATGTATCAGCATCACGTCTAATATGAATGTACTCGTCACCCATAGTGATATGATAATTATCTGCAACGACCTTTGTTACTTTTTGTCCATCAGGGTGAATTTCTTCAAACGTTCCTGACTTATGCCATTTCATTAACCTTTCTGCTTCTGGTGTATCGTCCCATTCTTCAACGTGACCACTTTCACTTTCACGGACATGGTTAAACGGATACACCGCATCAAATGGATTCTCAGGTTCGTCCCAAGTAGTTCCAGGGTTCAAAGCAAGAGTGACTTCTAAATCCTGTTCCCTTAATAATTTCTCTTCATCGTCTGCTAATTCGTGTTCAACATCTAATTGTGTTGTTTTACTGAACCACATTTGTTCTTCGATTGGATCTTCAAAATCAACAACAGCACGTCTATTTGTGTCTGGTTCTTTAATATGTTTTTCTTTAGGGTATTTCTGGTTTGGATCGTTAAACCCAGTTATACCAGCAGTTTCTAAAGGATATCCACCTAATGTTCCCATTATAATAGGATCTTGACAATTCTTACCATCTCTGAAGAATCCGACAACGTGCGTTCCTTCAACTGGACCTAACGGTGTTGTTCCTATTCCACCCATTGCCGCAGAGGTTATAGGTTGCATCGGAAATGCCCATGGCAAATCATCAGTCGGAATTCCTTCTTTAGTTCCTTTCTCTTTTTTGTCTGTGTGCAGACCGAATATCCTAACCCTGACTCTTCCTAATCTCATAGGGTCGTCACGTTCTTCTACAACGCCTGTAAACCAATAAAACCCATCCATTCCCATAAACTGCATAATTTACTCCACTTCCATCATTGATGTGTCGATATCAAAATCAAACCCGTCTTTAGAACACTCAATAGTCATTTCATACCCAGCATTGTTGATTTTATGATGAATAGCAGTTATTAAAAAGTTTCCACTCATATACATATCCATTTCTTCTGATTCGCCAGTTGTTGATGGCAATAATATCTCAATAACATCCCCAGCAAATATATTAGTATCTCCTGGTATTGTAAACTTTACAACATTAGATCTTAATTCTGATATTTTCATATCATATAAGGGATAATGTGACCTATCTTCTTTATCGTGTATATCGTATAGATAATTACTACTCATGTACCCGATATGCGATTCTGGTATTTGTTCTTTTTTAAATACATCGGCGAAACCCACGTCACCTAAAATACTATCTAGAGGTTCACCTGCAATATCATACTGTTCCACACTTTTAGTTAAAATGTTATGAGCAATAATACGACCACCATACATTCCTTTCGCAGTGTTTTTAGATATATTAAACCTCTCTAATTCTTCCCATTCTTCTGCATTGTTTCCTGTATTTGTCGGTTCACTTTCATAAGGATCTCCTGCTTTGCCGGAAACTGTAACCATTCTGGTTATATCCTTCTGTTTTAAATCTTCAATTGTTGTGAAATGGAACCCTTCATTATTTTCAAAGAATACGTAATCACTCTTTCCGTCAATTGAAATTGAATTCTTGCTTAGGAAATTAAACAAATCAAAAGGTTTCCAATTAGGAACAACAATATTCTTAGTGTGTTTAGTTTCTGTGTTAGTCATTAATGTGGTGAATATAAAGTTTGGGTCCATACCAAATTCCATTATATCTAATGATACATAATCAACAATTTCAGAAGAAGTCATAGCATTAAAAGACCTACTAATTCTAGTTGTATTATTTTTAACCAAAAACGGCGAAACAAATCCTAAATTAAATGATGTTTCGCCAGAACCCGTCATCTTCCTTTTCACATTACTTAAAGAATTTATTACAAACTCTTTCTCTAATGTAGTAGTGGACATGCCCGAATCGTTCGGAGTTTCAAGAAAAACTGTGATTGTTTCTTCTCCAGAACCAACTAATGCAAGAGTTTCAATTATCCCCGAATCGTCATGAATCGCTAAGTTTCCAAACATACAATTATTGTATATTGATTCGTAGATAGATAATTGCTCAATGTTGTCTGTGATATCAACTGGAACTCCATTTAAATTTGTCAATAAAACATACCAGTCGCTGATACGCTTCATATTAATCATGTCAGACATTATTATTGCCCTTGGGTTTGTACAGGCATTAACTTCAACCTATCTCGTAATTCTTTAAATACTAAATTAATATGCTCTGGTCTAATCGTATTAATACGAAGTTTTTTATCGTTTTTATAAATTTCCCATTCTAAATTAGTTATAGGTTCTAACGTTTCTTCAGCATTATTATTTTCATACACCTTAAACTCTTCGTCTTCGTAATGATGAATTTCATTAATGTTGTCATATAATTTTTCAGCATATGCATAAACTTCACTCTCACGCATTATCCAATCATAAAACGGATCTATAATATTATTAATAGCACAAATGATCCACCAATAATCAGTAGTTCCGTATAATACATATGAAACTGTTTCTGGTGATTGGTCTTGATTGATTTGCAGTTTATAATATGAATCTTTATATTTGGTCAATCCTTCAGACATAACAAACCTATGTGTTATGTCTGAAATTGAAACACCATTATATTCTAATTTTGGAACTAGATCTCCGTAACTTTTTCTCATATTAATACCCTCTCATGACATCTTTTCTTGTGATTTGTCTAACTTCTTTCAATGTTATGCTTATTTGAACTTCCATAGGTGATCCGTCTTTATGTGGATTCCAAGTTCCTTGTGAAGTATAATTAACTTCAACGTTGGTTATGAATGAATCTTTGACTTTAAATAAGTTGGGGTTCGTCTCATCTCCGTCTAAAAACCTAACTGCAACCGTTGGTGGTATTGTAAGTCTACCACCACCTATGACATTCTCTTGTTTAATGTCAGCAACACCAACTTTAGTTATTGGGGAGTCTTTTGCAGCACCCTTTTTAATTTCATTGGCCGCTTCAATAAATCCGTCGAAGTCTTCAGCACCACCCCAATTATTTGCAGGCAATGACATACCTTTTAGAACCATTATGACTTTTTGAATTGCGACGGTCTCGTCCTCATTCTTTGCAGATAGTCTCCACGAAAAAGTATGCCCTCTAAGGTTTCCTCCCTCATACTGCATGCCCATAGAATTATTATTGATGCTTGCACTTGCCATATTTGCTGTATTATTTAAGTTTCCCAGAGCATTGTATGCAGCCTTTAATTCAACACCACCACCACCGAGAATGCCAGTCAACTTTTCAATAGAATCCCACTGATCTCCATCCCTATTAACATGCATATCATCAGCTTCTGTGAATCTTCCAGCATAACCCGTGCCGAGCTGTAATGGCATTGGTAAACGTACTATTCCCAAAAAATCAGTTTTAACCGTAGAAGATTGAGTATTAACATTATCCAGCGTTCTTATTCCTTTTCCTGAAGATTTCCAACTATAAAATGCCAGCTCTGTCCAAAAATCACCACCAGACGTTCTGTCTAATGGAAATTCTGCTGTTACTTGTCCTGGACTCAGGGTCGGAAGTACATCAGAGGTGAACATATCATTGATAGTCATAATCACGCCTCCAGCAGTGAATGTACCAGTAGTAGTAAGTGTTTTATTAGCATTCATCCATTTGAAAATACTGGTTATCTTCTCTTCAGCAAGGTCAAATCCTTTTTTATACATTCCCATTATAGTCCCTTATGTTTGATTCTTGATATATTAACTATTTATATAAATATATGTGATGGCATTAAAAGGCAAATACAGAGTTCAGAACCGTGATAAGTATGTAGGCAATGTCGATAGTGTAACATACCGTAGTTCTTGGGAAAGAAGATTTATGGTATGGTGCGATGACAACCCATCAGTTATTGCTTGGAACAGTGAAGAAGTCGTAATACCTTATTATAGTCCAGTTGATAAGAAAATGCATAAATATTATGTGGATTTCCTTATCAAAACTCGTGATGGTTCTGGTAAAATCAAACACACGTTGATTGAAGTAAAACCAGACAAACAAACACGACCTCCTGTAATGGGAAAGACTAAAAAGAGTAAGTATAGATATTTAAGAGAATTGAAGACTTGGAAAGTAAACGAAGCAAAATGGAAAGAAGCAAACGAATTCTGCCTTGACCGTAAATGGGAATTTAAAATTTTAACCGAAAAACACTTAATGAAGTAATATGCCAAAGAAACAGATATCAATACCAGTTGGAACCGAAATAAAAGGCAAAGATAGAAACGTCTATCGTTGGTTGGGAGCTCAGTGGGGGCGAGTAGAAAGGAGTGGTAAAACTGGTCGTATGGCGAGAAAGATTATATCTGACGATTTAACTTCAAGGGCATTAACTCCTAAGAAGAAATTATCAACATATAAGAAGTCAAAGAACGCAGGAAGTTGGTTTAAAGATAAAGTTGGTGAATCTGCTAAAGGTTTTAGAAGTAAAACTAAATTAATGCCTGGAAAGATGTACACATTCGGATATGATGCTAAACATAAAAAGACATTACCGTATTGGGATAGATTTCCTCTGATTATCGTACTTGATGTTTATAAAGGCGGTTTTATTGGGTTGAACTTTCACTACCTGAAACCAACAGATAGAGAAAGATTTCTAAATAAGTTGTTGAAGTTTGCTAATCAAAAAGGAGACCCAGAAACGTTTGATAGTAAGGCAATGTTTAATGTTACATGGGATGCGGTAAAATCAATTCCTAATGCCGATAAGATGATACATAAATACCTTTATAGTCAAGTAAAAACAAGTTTAATGGAATCCCATCCAAGAGAATGGGAAAATGTAATATATTTGCCATACCAACAATTTGTTGGTGCTACGGCAAAATCAGTTTGGAGTAAATAAATGAATTACGAAGCATTCGGCAATCAATTAGCATCTGGGGACTATGCACGTAGCAATTTATTTGAAGTTGTACTTTACATAAATAGTCAAATGGACGGACCAGGAGTGTTACCAGAAACCTTGAGATTTATGATTAAAACTGCATCTTTGCCAGGGAAACAATTAGGTGAAGTGCAAGTGAAACGATTTGGTGCTCAATTCAAAATGGCAAACGATATGATTGTCGATACACTACCGATGACTGTTATCTGCAGCAAGGATATGCGTGAAAGGAAATTCTTTACAGCATGGATTGAAGGCATTCATGGTAGTGATACTGGTCGTGTTACAGATAGATATAGGATGGCATATTATGATGACTATACAACCAAAATGACCATTACTTCCCTGGACAGAGAGGGAGGCGAAGTATATGCAGTGATGCTTGATGAAGCATGGCCTAATAATTTGGGGCAGGTAGAATTGTCATGGGATAATAGTGAGGTTTCAACATTCACCGTGACAATGGCATTCCGTGATTGGTTTGAGGTTGCTACCGATGGATAAATGAAGGACAGATTTAATAAATAATTTTACAATATGATATAGGATGAATATAATATGTTACCACAAATAGAAACACCAAAATATAAACTAGATTTACCAAGTACAGGAAAGACCGTTGAGTATAGACCATTTTTAGTAAAGGAAGAAAAGATTCTTTTATTAGCAATAGAATCTATGAAAGATAAAGGAAATGAAGATGCGATATCTGATGCAACTTTCCAAATTATCAAAAACTGTACTTTTAATAAAATAAAACCTCATCAATTACCAAATTTTGATATTGATTATTTATTTTTGAATATCAGGTCAAGAAGTCGAGGAGAAGATATTAACTCATCGTTTATATGTCAGAATGAGGTTGAAGGTGGGGAAGAAGGAGAAGTTTGCGGAACTTCGAATGATGTGCATGTCAATATTAATGATATTGCAGTTGAGTTTCCGGAAGAAGATAATAGCAAGGTTATGATAACAGAGGATGTTGGAATTCAATTCAAATACCTATCTTCTGGAGATTTGAAAAAATATGGAACTGAAAAGTCAGAAACAGATAAGATGTTTAAAATTATTGTTGATTCAATAGATTATATTTTTGACGAAGAAAAAGTTTATAAAGGAAGTGAAACTACAAAGAAAGAATTAATGAATTTTATCGAAGCACTAGATGAGTCGAAATTTGAAGTCATTAGAAAATTCTTTGATGAACAACCTACATTGAAGCACACTATTAAATACGAGTGTTCCAAGTGTGGTTATAAAGAAGATATTGTTATTGAGGGATTAGAGGCTTTTTTCGATTTAGCATAAGTTATGATTCGTTGGCAAATCATTATTTGACCAACTTCCAACTTATGCAACATCACAATTATACTCTTTCTGATTTAGAAAATATGATTCCGTTTGAACGGAAGATATATGTTGACTTATTGCAACAGCATATAGCAGATGAAAAAGAACGCATGGAAGCACAAAAACTTTAGCATAAGGGTATAAAGATGAGTACATTAGCAAATTTAACAACACAAATGGCATTACTACATGGTGGTGTCAGTTCAATTAACGACTTCATGCAATCGTGGAAAGGTGATAGCAAAAGTAATGAAGACTCTGCTGAGCACGTGGAAACGACTGCTGAGAATACTTCTAAAATAGTAAAACAAAACAAGAAAACTCAAACTACTCAAGCAACTCAACAAAAGAGTATGCTCCAGCTGCAGAAAGAATCTAATGAGTCAATGATTTCTGGGTTTTTCGATATGCAATCGAAAATAACAACTTCTATCGAAGACTTGAAAAATGCTGGCGCCACGGCAGCTACACAACAAGCAACCCAAAACAAAATTGGACTTGTTAATGCGTATGCTCAATATTCAGCAATGTTAGCAACACAAGATTCAACGAAAGCATCTCAAGCTGCACAAGGACACATTCTCCATTTTGCTCAACAATCTTATGTAGCACAAAACCAAATTGCAACAGAAATTGTTAAACTTCATGGTTTTATGGCAAATGATTCTATTCAGCAAACGCAGTTGCGTGTCCGAGAAATGAAAGTAGAACGTCATCAAAACTTGAACCGTGAACAACGTATAGGAACAATACAAGAAACTGCCAATGCGCATTTAGGACTAGCTCCACTAACGACTAGATCTGCGTTAGAAACAATGTCCACGGATAAAGATGATCCACAACGCAAAGAAGCAAAACGTGCTCTAGAAATGATAAAAATGGCAGATAAGATGCGGGCTGGTGAAGAGTATGATCCTGGTAATAAGTATTTAACGAAGAAAGATAGAGCCGTCGTAGCCAAACGAGTCAAGGATCTGGGTGGTTTGGATGATAAAGGTAACACATTAAAAGATGGTATCCATACTTTACAATTTAACGATTTAGAGGCGTTGAAGAAGTCAAGGGGTGATAAGAGTGCAATCGAAGGAATGCCCCAAGACGTATGGAAAAGGTTGACTAAAAAAGAACGTTTTGATGCTTTAGAGAATCAGCATAGATTGCAAGGAAAAACGAAAGGAATAAACGAAGTCAGAAGATATAGAACCAGAGAAGATAAAGAAGAAGTAAGGACACTTTCTATGATGCAAAAACAGTATCCAATTGAAAAAGACAATAGTGATAATTGGTATTGGCCTGCAGCAGACTATTCAGAAAGAAATCAAACCTTTGCTGATGCCTCCTTTGCAGGTGGGATGTTTGATAGAATTTCATGGCTTCCAGGCGGTGGTGGTGGTGCTGGTGGTAGGAGTTGGAACTTCAGTGAAAAGGGTGAAGCTGGTCTTGCCTCTGGAAAATATAAAATATTTGACCATAAGGGGGAAAACCGTTCAGGTAAAACTCCTGGGTTATATAACACAGAAACTAACAAATTCATAGAACAAGCACAATTACAAATGGGTGGTGCTGGTGGACTACTTGGTTCAGCAGGAACTGAATGTTGTGATGGTATTAATAAGTTAGTTATATCGAATTCCGACATTCTAAAACTAATGCAGAAGGCCGATGAACGTGCAATTCAGCAACGTAAAGATAACCTTGAAGCACTAAATGATAAGTATGGAACCAAATCGAAAAAAGGTGGTGCTCTAGGTATGCTGGGTGGCGGTAATGAAGACGGAGGTGGATTCTTCTCTATGGTTGGC